CTGAACGGGCAAGACCGCCTTACCGCTTGAGTCAAGGTCAACGCAGCAGAACTGACTGCCAGTGAGATCTTCGCCAGCAATGAGCGACCAGCTAAATCCAGGGATCTCGTAAGCCATTGTATGGTCTCCTTCCGTTCAGAACTTCCCAGCTATGGGTTGATGGACAGAGCCTCGGTTCATAGTTCTGCTAGGCACCTCGTGCTGTCTGGCTCTTATCGCCTTCTGCATACAGGCGCTTGGCCTCTGGAGTCTCCATGACTTCAGTAAAGGCCTGAGAGAAGGTAAGGTCCTTGTTCTCAGACATAAGCTTCTTAGTCATTGCATCTATCTTGGCATCAGTATCAGATCCAGCAGCGGACGCACTGGATCCATACTCACGGAAGAGACTAGCGTTGGCCGTCTCCTTGAACTGCGCAGCAATGGCATTCTGCTGCTCGATGTAGGTAGTAACAGTGGCATCATCCTCACCGAACTGATCTGCCATCTTCTCAAGGATCGAGATGTGCTTCTCGCTATCGCCCATCCAACGGCCACCATCGTTGGCTCCGCCAACACCAGCAGCCAGGTCGGTAAAGCGCTGGTGACGGTCCTTCTTGTCTCGCTCAGCAAGCTTGGCCTCAAGTACTTCTCGTGCCTTCTTCTCTTCGGTTGCGAGAGCCTCAGCAGCTGTCATACGCTCTGCAAATGTAGCAGAACCAGCTGCTGATTCAGCCTTGGCTGCAGCAACTGCAGCATCAACCTGCGTCTTGACCTCATCCTCGGTAAAGGTCTTGGTGGCGGCAGCGGCAGCTGCAGCAACTGCAGCAGCAGCTGAACCGGCTTGCGCAGCAGCATCACCTTCAGCGGCTGTCTTGGTGTCCTTGGGATCGGGCATTGTGTCCTCCTCGTAAGAATTGATGACTTCGGTTCCTGTCTCGCTAGCAACGAGTGCTCGCATCATCCGTTCCTTGAAAAATGGCCGTGTGGTGATCGCTCCTCCAGCTACGACGTTGCGATGGACGACGCCAGTGCCTGGATCACGCCAGTCACTGAACCACTCCGGTGAGATAAACTTAAACTGGCCACCACTCAAGAGCTGCTGGCCTCGGATAGTCCACCCAATGAAGGCATCTGCAGAGCCATCCTCATTCATTCGCATGTCGCTAAGCCAGCCTACTGCGCCGCTTAGCTTGGTCTCGTGCTCTGCATCAATCGGAATGCTCTCTTGATAGACATTCGTCTTGACAGACTCGACCAACTCTCGGTTCTGGCCCGGAGTTACGACAACCTCGCCATACTTAGGGTGCTGGTACTTACCAGGCTTGGGTAGGAAAGGAACCCATTGAGGCTCTGAGAAGTTCGTTCCAGCTTTGAGCGCCTTGCCTGCTTCAACAAAGACTTGGAAGGTAGGCTCCCTATACATCTCCATCGAAGGAGTACCAGACTCCAGCATAGGTGCAATCTGCGCAGTCCACAGATTGCACACCCAACTGGCATCAATGGTGCCTTCAACAACGTCGCACTTCATGCATTCAGCATCAAAGAAACGACAGCTGCCGCAGGTTTGATCCGCACCGGCCTCCGCAGTGCGGTACTTTACCTGCGAAGCAGCCTTCTCAAGCTGCATAGGCATCATGCCGTCGTGATGGATCTGATGACCTGTAGTGTCGTTGGACATCTCTGCTCCCTTAATCACGCCATTGGCTTTCGCAAACGCCTCACCCTCGCACTTCTTTGCATCACCACCACTGCTTATGCAAGAGGAGTAAGAGCTATTCCACACCGCTCTCCATTGGTGCTGCTTTGCTGCTGGCTTGGCCTTGATATAGTCCGGAAGCGCACTGATGCTGTTGTACGGCATGAAGCCCTCAGAAGGTCTTACTCAGAGAGTACCTTGGATGAGCAAGACCTATCTTACTCAGTAAGCTCAGCCTGAGTAATGATCTCTTTGTACTTCTGATCAAGCTTACCAAACTTGCCTGCACGCATAACTGCAGCAAGGAGCTCGGTGTACTCCTCCGGTTCCATTGCTTCTTGTAGACTGTCAGTAAGCCTACCCAGGCGAATGGCCAGAGGTACAAAGTGCTTAGGACGTGTCGCAGCCTCGTTAGCTATCTTAGGACGGAGAGCAATAGACTTTGTAGCAGGCTTAGGCTTAGCGCCAGCAGCTGCTGCAGGCTTAGCTGCCGGTTGGCCAGTGGGCAGTGCGAGCTGATCGGTAGTAGGCTGAGCTTGTAGGATGACGTTACCTTCAGCATCTGTCACTTGACCAGGAAGCGGTAGGACCCCGGCACCGGTGTCTGAGGGCAAGCCTGCTTGATCAAGAAGATGTGCTTCAAGAGTTTCGTTTGGGAAGAGGACCATGCCGGCGTCGGACAGCTGCTTCAAGAACTCACCCAACTTGGACAGGTCTGCAGCTTCGATCTTACCGTGCTGAAGAGTCGGGGTGAGATCCAATGACCATCCGTTCAGCAGGACTAGTCTAGGAATGGCCTGCTGATTGATCTCATCGGTGATCACGTCCATGATCGCCGAGAGTGCAGTCGAGAAGAGGCCTGTCTTGGTAGTCGACAGCGCATAGCTACCGACCGCCTGATGGCCCATGAGGATGAAGTCTGCGAGCATTGACATAGCGATACGTTCGTCGTATCGGTTGATGATCGCGTTTGTATCGAACTGACGATCACCACCAGTGGAGAGCAGCTCCAGCTTGTAGAGCTGGTTCTTTTCATCGTCAAATGCAGAAGGCATCAAGATGCCTTCCTGCTCGTCTCGCTTGATTGAGGTAACGATCTTCTGTAGGCTGACGAAGAGTGCCTTCTCATCATCTGTGGCAGTTGCGGAGAATAGCTCGAACGGAGCCCACAGGACCGGTAGACCGGCCAGATCACGCTCGATGCCGATGCCCTCGATGACCTCGATGTTCTTCTTCATGTACCAAGAGCGGTACGAGTTGCGCAGGATTGAAATGCCCTCAGGGTTCTCCCTGCGGCTTCTAGTCTTGAAGTGCAGCGACTTGTTACGCGGGATTGTACGCTCACGATAATCTGGCGGCGAAGTCTGCATCATTGCTACAAGTTGGCCTGTACCGTCCTCATTCTCGTACTCCCAGCGCCAGAGAGTCTCTTGGCCACGAATAGCCCATCCGGCCCAGCCAATCTTGCCGTCCTCGAACCGTGAGCTCTTTAGGCTGTCGTTAGGATCCAAACCCTCACGGCGCTTATAGAGAATCTCCAACCAACTCCAGCCGTAGACTAGCATTGACAAGATTTCGGACAGCGTGCTGCCGAAGGTTGGGTTCATATCAGTAAGTGCGCCATCAATGAAGTCGGAGACTTCTTGCGCTTTGTCAGTATCATCCGCAGGGGTCATAGACCAAGGTACCTGCCTCGACAGCATCTCAATGCCAAGCAGTACCCCGCCAATGATTGGATCCTGTTCACTCATTTCACGCAGAATACGTCTGCCTCTATCTCCTTGGAGATCAGGCAGGATCTCATCGTAAATTCGGCCGCTCCAAACCGGAAGTCCGGTTAGGCCTTTAGTAGCGAAGTCGGGCGTGACCTTACGGGCCATCAGGCTACTCCTTCTAGGCTGGCAGCATAGCCTGAAGCCGCTGCTTGGTAGATACGAGACAACTGACTAGCTACTTTGGACTCCTCATGGTAAGTAAGGAGATGGTTTAAGCCAATAGAGCCCCAATGAGCTCGAAGCTCCGACGAACGAATGAGATGCGAGAGATGCTCTTCGAGGTCTTGCTCATTAGTCTCATAGAATGGCAGACTGCCCCACGCAGAAAGCATTGACTGACGAGCATCCTGATTGGTTATGCCAGCAGCAACTGGTATTGACATACCAAAGGCTTCAAGTGCATTGTTGCCAATCCCGAGCTCTAGCTGGTCTACTAAGATATCTGCCTTAGCCTTCCGTCGAAGACACTCTTCATACGTAGTTCGTTCGATCAAGTCAAAGATGACGTTATAGCCAGCTCTTACGAGATTGCGTATTGCATCCATGATCCGAACAGTCGACTTCACCTGCCGATTGGTAGGTGCATGTGCAATCCTAATTGGCCCACCAGTACGTTCCAGTGGTCGGTAGCTAGCCAGCTCAGATGCATCGAACGGAGAGGGTAGCCAACTAACGTTTGGTTCGAGCAGGCAGAGATCTAGTGTCGAAGCAATCTGCTGAGCCTTGGCTTCGTTAGCCAGCATGGCAAGCCTGGCGTGCTCAGCTCGAAACCTTGTACCATGATGATGTAGAACCAGACCTATGCTCGTTTGTGAAACGCCTCGACTACCAGTTAGGCGACTGAGACCTTCAAGGCCATTGCGCATGTGAGCAACGTCTGCATTGGCAAAAAGCCGATACGCGCTTGCTGGCTCATAAGGCAAGTCCTGAGGATAACGAAAGTAGGAGCTCATTGAGTGGATTGAGCGTACGCTGAACTCAGGCTCATAGCGCTCAAAGGCTCGCTTAATCCGCCAGCCTTGGCCTCCAATATCCCACGCACTTGCGAAGATAACGACATTGATCATAGCCTAACGTCCACGTGCGTACCTTTGCGCCACGTAGAGGCCTTGGTAATGCCCCTTGGTGCTGCATCTGTTAGATTTACGCTGCGGTCCAAGCGGGCATTAAATAGCATGACTGCCATATCACCAGCGTCAGGCGAGCGTCCAAGCCTCTTCTTGATCTCGTCCTTATCTTCAATTTTGATATGACCAGTGCTGGTCTGATCGTACTTAGGTGCTATAAGATCGCCGGTGAGCTCAGGATCATCAGGTATGGCAATCTCTCCACCAAAGGCAGGATTGAGTAGGTCCCTTAGACCCCACCATGCCTCTGCGCGGCGATTTAGGAATGTCACTTCACCGGTCTTGTCCTTAAACATAGGCTTACCGGCTGCCTGGAATGCATCGACCTTTATGCCTTGCTCTCGGAGGCGGTCTACTACGCCAGTACCAACACCAATGGCGTCAATAACTGCTAGTGGGGCCATCTTGCGACTCTTTGCAGGTCCGGCAGTGTCCATCAACTCCTTGACCTTGCCGGTCGTGTGCATCGTATCTACATTTGGATAGGTGAAGATTCTAGAGAGAACTACTCCATGCCGAGTGCCAATAATGGTTTTGTCTACACCGACCTCAGACGCAACGTCTGCAGCTACTGCAGTAAGAGGCGAGCGCTCAAGACGACCAGCATCGCTAAGGTCCTTCCAGCGCTCATTGGCCTCTTCAAGCCACTCAAGCGGAATAACGCCGTCAGAGTCAGTTGTGGAGAACTCACCGAGTACGCGGTTGATATAGATGGGGCTGTTGATGCCCCATTGGCGTGCTCGGGCCTCGGCCCATTCAGCATTGACTCGACCAGCTGCAATCGCTTGCTCCAAGGTAATGTGGATTGTCTTCCAATCCTCATAGCCGGGGCGCTTACTGTGGATTTCGTACAGGCGTCCCTCAGCCTTGCCCGGAGTCGAGTTGGCGAGGCAGTACGCATTGCCTGCGCTCATTGCACCTTCAATAGCATCCCAAGTCTCGGGCGGAACGTTCTTTGCCTCATCAACGATGTAGAGAATCTCGTCTGCGTGCGCACCTTCAATGTTAGCAGGATCATCTGACGCAACGGCGAATGCCTGACCGTAGTTGAGCTTCAACTCCGTGGTCAGGAGTGCATTCCGATACAGAGGGTTGCGCAGACGCTTTGACCACTTATGGATCTCAGGCCACAGATACCGCTGCAGCTGACGCCAAGCGCCTGCTGTCGTAACGACCTTCCAGTCAATACCGGCGGCTTCTCTTGTGAATGCAAACCAGAAAGTGAGGAGTGCGTCATCGGCAGTCTTGCCCAAACCGTGTGGCCCAATCACCGAGACCTTGCGTTCGGTAGCCAAGGCCTTTAAGATCATCGACTGATACCACACTGGGTTCCACCCCTGCAGGTTGGCCTTACCCCATTCTGCAGGATCAGCCCATGAAGGATCAGGCCCACGAGTGAGTCTGTCAGCAGCGCCAGAAAGAACGGACGGACTGAAGCTCATGGCGTGGAGGAGCCTGTAACGTCTGCCTCTACAACCATGATGCCTCGATCAAGCGTTATGATCTTGTTATCAACGTCTCGACCTTGAACGTCCCAGTAAAGGATCGTGCCCTTCCTACTTGGTAGGTCAACGTTGATGGTGTCCGATGGTACCAGTGTGACAGTAGCGGTTCCTTGCGCAGCATCAACTATGTCAATGCCGCTAGAACTCGTCTTGCGAATAGGTGCTGCACTATCTGCATCTGTTACAGACGCCTTAGCAGTAAACCAGAGAAAGACATCAGTGATATCAACAGGCAAGTCGTCCTTATCTGTACACGTCACCTGAAGAATGCGGTCGTCACCGCGAGTCATCACTACTGTAGCACTCATTCCACACTTGCCTTCCAGCTGTCCGGACTACTGACTACTGCATGTAAAGCTGCCGCTGCTGCCACAGCTGCCCTATTCTCAGAGATTAGGACGGCACGAGCAATATCCACTGGCATAATCCCAAGTAGAGCAAGATCCTCCGGCCGGAGGACTACTGTGGCCTTGAATAGACGTCTGGCACCAATCTTGGCTACACCAGAGACCAAAGGGTTCTCGGCGGCAGATCGGAACAAGAACTGCGCAACACGAGGAGTGTCAGAGACTACTGAAGTATCAGTAGTACCTCGGAAGGCTGCATAAAGGCGGATGGCCTCATCCAAAAGAGTTGGATTTTCTGAGACTGTGCGGTCCTGTGTGGCCGACTGCTTCTGGGCTGTAGCAACATCAGCAGTTGAAGGAGCTTCAGATGCGCTGCGCTGTGCACTAAGGGTCCGACTTGCGGCATTGGCAGTTGAAGGTACTTCGGTAACAGATCGGCGTGCTACCGCCGTCCTCGTTGCAACATCAGCAGACGTTGGTGATTCAAGAGCCGCCCGCGTTGCTGCCGACGTTCGTGCTGCAACATCAGCAGTTGAGGGAGCTTCGGTCGTTGATCGAAGTGCAGTTACCGTTCTCGTTGCCGCATCTGCTGTGGCCGGGGCGTCTGTTGTACTTCTCGACTGAGCACCAACTACCGCAGTTGCAACATCAGCGGTACTCGGAGCTTCTGTTGCAGATCTGACTACAGCAGCAGTCCGCGTAGCAGCATCCGCAGCTGTTGGTGCTTCACTGGCACTACGACTAGCAGTCGTTGTCCGCCTAGCAGCGTCCGCAACGGTTGGTACTTCGCTGACAGATCGAGATGCTGCCAAAGTCCGCGTAGCTACGTCAGCAGTTGTCGGTGCCTCGGTAGTTGACCTAACTAACGTTTCGGCAGCCACCGCAACGTCTGCCACTGCTATCGCTTCTTCAGCAGTCCTCGACGCAGTCGTTGTCCTTGTTACTACGTCGGCGGTTGTTGTGGCTTCGGTAGCACTCCTCGACTGAGCACCAACTACCGCAGTTGCTACATCAGCGGTACTCGGACTTTCGACAACAGCACGTTGTGCCGAGATTACTCTCGTTGCATCGTCGGCAGTTGTCGGTGACTCAGTCGTTGTCCGTGTAGCTGTCTTTAGTTGCGTTGCAACATCAGCGGTACTCGGAGCTTCTGTTGCAGATCGCGTCGCTATCGTGGAGCGTGATGATGCATCTGCTGCGGTCGGAGCTTCCGTGGCACTCCGCGTGACAGCCGCCGCTCTCGTAGCCACGTCACTGGTTGACGGTGCTTCGGTTGCAGACCGCGTAGTGACCGCAGTTCGTGTAGCTACGTCTGTAGAAGTTGGCACTTCTGACGTAGAACGAACAGCAGTCTTTGTAGCAGTTGCAACATCAGCAGTTGAAGGAGCTTCGGTCGTTGACCTCGCAGCAGTCGTTGTACGTGTTGCAACGTCTGCCAAGATTGGTGCTTCAGTCGAAGTTCGACTAGTAGTTGTCGTACGACTGGCTACATCAGCGGTCGCTGGCACCTCCGTAGCAGATCTCGCCGCAGCCACCGTACGTGTGGCAACGTCAGCAGTTACAGGAACCTCGCTGGCCGTACGAGTCGCAGTCGTCGCTCTCGTCGCTACGTCAGCAGTTAAAGGTGCCGAAGTGACAGAACGAACAGCGGTCTTTGTATCTGTTGCTACATCAGACGTGGTTGGTGCTTCGCTGGCCACACGTGCAGCAGTTGTAGATCTGCTGGCAACGTCGGAGCTCGTTAGGGCTTCGGTGGCGCTCCGTGCGGCTGCCTTGACTTGCGTCGCAACATCGGCAGGTGTTGGTGCTTCGGAAGTACTACGAGTTGCAGTGATTGCCCGTGTTGCTGCATCGGCACTGGTGGGGGCTTCTGTAGTGGTGCGTACTGTCGTCTTTATACCTGTCGCAACATCAGCTGTAGTTGGAGCTTCGGTTGCAGACCGTACTTCGGTTGTCGTGCGCGTAGCTACGTCAGCTGTAGTTGGAGCTTCCGTAGCAGAGCGAACCGTTGCCGCCGTCCTTGTTGCAACGTCAGAAGTGACTGGTGCAGAGGTAACAGAACGAACAGCAGTCTTTGTAGCAGTTGCTACATCGCTGCTAGTCGGCGCTTCCGATGCTGTCCGTGATGCTGTAGTTGTTCTCGCAGCAGCGTCCGAGCTTGTTGGTGCTTCGGTAGTGCTGCGCACGGCAGTCTTTGTATCTGTTGCTACATCAGCAGTTGTAGGTGCCGAAGTGACTGAACGGGCTGCTGTAGTTGTTCTCGTAGCCACATCAGCACTAGTTGGCGCTTCGGTTGTACTCCTAGGCTTACTGCCAACCTGCGTAGCGGCGTCTGAAGTCGAAGGGCTCTCAGTTGCTGTTCGTAGTTCAGCCGCCGTACGAGTAGCAACATCGCTGCTAGTTGGTACTTCAGTGGCGGAACGCTGAGCTGTACTTGTACGGGTAGCCGCATCCGAGATAATCGGAGCTTCAGTTGCGGTACGAGCAGCGGTAGTTGTCCGAGTAGCAACATTGGCTGTAACTGGCGCTTCGGTAGCCGTTCTAGTTGCAGTTGTTGCACGAGTTGGTACATCCGCAGTCGCTGGTACTTCAGTGACCGACCTGATCGCAGTCTTGGTATCTGTGGCTACATCAGAAGTCGTTGGTGCTTCAGTGACTGTCCTCGCAATGGCCTTTATAGCTGTTGCTGCATCGGAGATAGTTGGAGCTTCAACCGCAGTTCGACTAGCAGTCGTTGTCCTAGTAGCCACGTCAGCAGTTGAAGGTACTTCGGTCGTTGACCGAGTAGCGGTCGTCGCTCTTGTTGCAACGTCAGAGGTCGTTGGAGCTTCGGTCGCAGTTGCAATCTTGCCAACAACCCTAGTTGAAACGTCGGCTGTAGTTGGAGCTCCTGTAACGGAACGTACTGCCGTAATCGTCCGTGTCGCAACATCAGCTGTAACCGGAGCTTCGGTCGTTGACCTGAGTGCGACTAAGGTGCGCCCCGAGACATCGCTGGTCGTTGGTGCTTCCGTCGGCGTATTGCCGCGACGGAAGGCAACCTGGAGGAGTGCACCGTCCTCCGAGCCGTCGGTTGAAGCGGACAGGGTCCCACCACTTGAGGTGGGGAGACTGTCTGTCAGGATCAGCCAATTCGTGTGGCGGATGCGATTGCCCGCCGCTTGGTAGCCGTTGTCAGCACCAGCCGTATACCCGCTCAGGGTCTGCGGTCCTGGGTTCGGCGTGGCCGGCTGCTTGAACTGATCCGCAATGATAACACCGGGGTACCCAGGGTACGCCGGGACGATGTTCGAGAACGTCGGAGTAGCAGTATCGGTAAACGCATCGCTAGTGCTGACTGGATCAATCAGTGCATTGGCAATGCCTGCAATCTCCAGACCAAGCGACACATTCGGTCTGTTGGTCCCACTGCCAATAGCAATGCTTGTCTCACCACCAGCCGCAATCTTCCAAAAACAATAGGTGCGACGGTTGTTGGTTGCATTGATAGCTGACGGACCAACCGTAAAGCCCGACGGCGTGTCTGGTGGAATATTCCCACCGGTCAGTTGTGTCCCGGCAAAGATAACTAGCAGGTTGCCGGCTACGGCAGAGGCAAATACAATCGGCGTTCCGGCTTGGTTCGCTCCGGCTCCACCGACCGAGACGGCTTGAACGAGAGACGGCGTCGGGCCAACCGGTACGCCAAGACCAGCACGGACGAACGTGCCGACACGACTTGCGCTGTCACTGGTGGTTGGAGCGTCGGTGATCGAGCGCGCGGTCCCCACACCACGAGTGATCGACTCGGAGGTGGTCGGCGCTTCAGAAGATGAACGCTGTGCAGTAAGTGTTCTAGCGGCAACGTCAGCAGTAGTTGGTGCTTCGGATACTGTGACTGATGGGGCTGCTGCACCACTCTCAGGAACAAGGCGGCGTTGTGGCGGCTGAGGCGGTAGATGACGGAACAGTCCTCGGGCCATCGCCCAGCCTCTACGTCAAGCGGCGGCGCTTACCGCAGTTCATTCGTCTTCCAGATAGGTCAGGACAGCGTTCCAGCCGGTCAACGTGGTTGGGGTACCGACGATCTTGACCACGATGGCCAGATCAATCGAGACGGTGATCCGCGCCTCCGGAACAGGTACGTACAGCCAGCCACTCAGATTGTTGAATCCGTCGGTGATGATGTTGGTCACGGATCCTGCACCTTCTGCCGAGCCGTCGGTACCGGCGCTCGCCGCCGCAACCGAAGTGCTCCCGGTGATCCCTGATGCCACTCCACCGACGACCAGTGGTGAAGGCGTGGTGGCGGTGAACGTCCCGAATGCAGCTACCTTCTGGCCGATGATGATGCCGAGCTGTTGGCTCGTGGAGGTGCCCTGCTGGCTGACTCGAACCTCGATGATCTTCAGGATCGAGCCGCGCGACGACAATGCGGTCGCTGCTCGTAGGCAGATGACCGACGCGTCCGCCACGATGGTCTGGGCACTCATGTTGATCGAGTACGCGTTAGCCATCAGATGACCTCATTGAGCAAGTAGCGGAGGAAGAACAGGCGGAATGAAGCTACGGATAAGTAAGTCAGCTAGCCAAGGGTAAACAAAAACATAAGGTGAAACCTGTGAGGCAGCCGCTATGTAGGCTCCATCCGGTGAAAAGGTGACCCTGTAGCTCCACGACGATGGCAACGTTGCTGGGTCGGCTATTTTGGCACCGAATGTACCCGTCCAGGGATAAACCTGGATGTATGGAGAACTACTGGATTCAACTGCGATGTACGCACCATCCGGTGAGAAGGCAACCGAGAGTGTATTGGTGCCTGATGGCAACGTTGCTGGGTCGGCTATTTTGGCACCGAATGTACCCGTCCAGGGATAAACCTGGATACTAGGAAGGCCATTAGAAGTGACTGCTATGTAGGCTCCATTCGGCGAGAAGGCTATACCACGCCCGAATGTTCCCGGCAACGTTGCTGGGTCGGCTATTTTGGCACCGAATGTACCCGTCCAGGGATAAACCCAAATATAAGGTGAAGCATCAGAAGCGACTGCTATGTAGGCTCCATTCGGCGAGAAGGCGACTTGGTAGGCAGCATCTGTAGGTGGTGTTGCTGGGTCGGCTATTTTGGCACCGAATGTACCCGTCCAGGGATAAACCTGGATGTATGGAGAACCACTAGTAGCAACTGCTATGTATGTTCCATCGGGCGAGAAGGCAACGTCGTGGCCCGATGTTCCCGGCAACGTTGCTGGGTCGGCTATTTTGGCGCCAAAGCTACCATCAGACCAAGGATAGACCTGAACGTAAGGGGAGCCAACAGAGGTGACTGCTATATAGGCCCCATCCGGTGAAAAAGCGACGCCGCGTCCACCTACGCCCGGCAAAGTGCTAGGATCGGCGGCTTTGGCTCCGAACTCACCAGACCAAGAATAAGCTTGGATATAAGGTGAAGCATCAGAAGCGACTGCTATGTAGGCTCCATTCGGCGAGAAGGCGACTTGGTAACCGGTTGCCCCTGGCAAAGATGTTGGGTCCGTTTTCTTGGCTCCGAAGACAGCCGGCAAGTTTTCAAGTAGCAACCGCCCAGAGCTATCTTCCAGCACATAGCCATCCTCGATAGATGACTCCAAGGCGTAACGCGATGGGCCTAATAATGGTCCTGGCATCAGGCGGTCCGTATTACGACGAGCGACGAGCCGACTTCGGTGGTCGAGGCATTGGCGCCCTCGGCCGCGCGCCACAGCTCCAGGTTGCCCTGCACCGTCACAACAATGATGCCTTCGACGATTGCCATGATGTTGACGCCGGTTACAGCCACACCGACAGTCGTACCCATATCGGGAGAAGTCGTAGTATAGGCATTAGAAACCATGCCTGAGACGAAACCCGCCGTCTTAATACCAATGTTATCCATGATGTGCGTCTCGGCGGTGATCGCCGTCGTGGCATCCCAGAAGCGCAGCCCGTGGGCCTTGACGGCGGCCGTACCGGTGAAGTTGATGCCGAACTGCGGAGCGTCCGATGTGCTCGTCGCCTGCTGGATGAGCAGGGAATACTTGTAGACGTAGGTCCCGGCCTCCAGCGTCATGTCGAGCCCGGTCACCTTGGTACCGGTGGCCGACGAGATGGAATGCTGCGAGCCCAGTTTGAGCACACGCGGCATCCCGAGCGTCTGAAGCAAGGTCACTAGCTGGGTAATGGTCATCTTCTTGGAGGTCCCGGCATCGTTGACCGGGATCTCCTGAGCCACCAGCGCAGTAGCGACCGCAGTAAGCGCCGAGACCTTGGTATCGGCCATGAGTCAGGAAACCGTGACGGTACGTACGGACGGCAAGACCGAACCAAGCTGAGAGAGCGCCATCTTCTTACTGACGCCAGCCTGATTGACCGGAAACTCATCCGTAGACGTCGGTGTCGTTACCGCAGTCAGGGCACTGATCTTGGTATCAGCCATCGGGAGTCCTCACAGGATCACGGCTCATTGCTGCCGGTGGATGCTAGTAGGGACGATGAGCCGTGAGGCTACACGATCCTGAGCAAGACCTAGTCGTAGACTCGATCCAACCCAGCCTGTGAACTCAAGCAACTCCGAGTCAGTAATATCGACTGGAAAGCTGATAACAACGTGTCGGCTGGTTGAGCTGAGAGTAACAGTGACCTGACGATGCTCTTCTGCTGCCCCACCGGCAGCAATAGCTTCAGTGATCTGGTCTGCAGCATTAGCAGCCATTACAGGACCTCCGAAGATGAAATTCTGGGTGGATGGAGGAGGGTGTCTGCCATCCACCCAGAAGGGAAAGGCTAACCTGAGTAGGTGATCGTATCGGTAACGGTGAGTGTGTCGCCGTTGCCGAGCGTCGCGTCCTGGTTCAGGACTGCCTCGAAGATCATAGGATCGGCCCCTGCGCTTGTTAGGCAAGGAAACAAACCCATCTTGTGGACAGCGGTAATAGTACCAGTGATCGTGAACACGACGATATGGGTCGCAGTGGCAACGCCGTAGGTATGAGCATAGGTGGCCCTTGCTCGACCGCCGCCGTTGGTGGTCTGTTCCGACGGCAACGTCGTATCAGCTGCCGAAGCCGCAGTTGCACTCGTCGTGATAGCCATGAAGTTCGCCCCAGGCCCCCTACCTGGGATAATCACGAATGCATTAGTCGAAGCCGGTGTCGTACCTGTTCCAGCAAAGTCTGGCGTCCACCACTTGTCAACAGTAGCCACCGAGGTAGTATTGCTGACGATATTGCCAAAGACTGGCGTCGTCGTAATACCTGTAACCGGGAACATGACAACCTTGCCTGCAAGGCCCAACTGTGGTGTTGCCAGGTTGGAAGCAGTCCAAGGAGTAGCAGTTGCAGTAAACGAGGTAGCCGTGGTCGCTGTTGCTGGTGAACCCTGGCCACCCGCCGGGGCTACAGCACCAAAGTTATCTGACCACCAGTCACGACCAATGTTTGTCAGAAGGTTGTGGCTAATTCCCAGGTCAGTGATCGTACCGTCAGCGTGAGTGATGAACGCATGGACCTCGTTGGGACCCAGGCGAATCTGCTGCTCTCGAATTGCACCCTTGACATGATGCCCTCGGAGAATCTCCAGCATCGCCCCGTCACCAAGGTGCGGAGAGGTAATTACTGCCTTCGGCGGACTCCAAAGCTCAGACATCAGACCACCGCCGCCACGTCAGCCGACGCAACCTCTTCGGTTGCTTCAACCAGGATGTGCTGAGGAGCTACAGGTTCGATCATTGGTCCCTCTCGGGTTGCTGTAGTGTGCAGCGGTGCGCCGTCAGCACCTGTAACGACAGTACCGTTTGCATCCTTGACCACCGTAGTCACGAACGGTACATGAGCTTCAATCTCGCTCGCAGCGATTGCGTGGTACTCAAGGATGTCAGCAATACCATTGTTGTCGAGGTCAGCCAGAACTGTCCAGTTCTCGGGCTCCGGCACCATCTCCGGGGCGCCAGCATCATTGATGATATAGTGAGCACCTTTACCACACGTGCGACACTTGAGCGGAATGTCACGCTCTCCGGCATGCCCTGACCCCTCAAGAGAGTTGCAGGTATTGCATCTAAAGGCGTATGCCATCGGACTCCTCTTTTCAAGTACTACCTAATCGGACGGAAGGACTACCAAGCCTTTCTCTACTAGCCCTCCTACGCTATCATGGCTCAGGCACTTCGTTATTCTTAGGTGCTGGTTCAGGCTCTACGAAGGGCTCCGCATCGTCCGGAGCCTCGTCATTGAGTTCATCGAAGTCCAGCAAGAGTTGGTCGTCGCCAGGATCAGGCACTTGGTTCTCCTCCTATGCCTTTGCGCTGACTGGGCCTGCCGTACGAGGGCAGTAGACGATTACTGCCCGAGCAATCTTATCAGCAAAGTTGCTCGTCTTGATTAGGACTGCATACCAGCCAACGGCACCGTAGCCGAAGTAATCGTAGTCGTGATCAGCACTCGACTTGGAGACCACGTCCGATCCTACCTTAGGGCTGCGATAGAAGGACTGTCCCTTCTTGACTGAAACCACGTGCCTGCTTGTGAGCATTAGGCCGCCACTAACAATCATGCCGTTCTCTCCGTAGTCGATGTGCGGATCGACAGGTACCGTATCTGCTGGCCCTGTCACTCGTGTATAGCCAACGTAACAGAGACCGGCACCGAGTCGTTGGCCGTTAGCCATCCGGAGCGCGCCGGCACCCTTGCGCAGGAGTGCAAGAGAGATCCAACGAAACGCCAGCACTGGACCATTGGAGGTGTACCCAGGAATACCGGAGCGTCGCCCGTCCCACAGAGGATCCCAAATCTTGGCCTTACTTAGGCTGTAGTTGATGCGGCCATTGGAGTACAGGACGAGGCGAACGGCATTCCAGAACAGTGCATGATTGCCCTCGAAGCCCGGACACCCGTTTGGATACGCTGTGCCAACGAACGCATCATAAGAGACAGCAATCTCAGCTCCACGTCCGGATGCAACTTCATAGCAGGCATCATCGAAAGCCTCGTGCCAGCGAGTATCCATGTGATCGCGTGGCGGCCAGCCTACACCAAGAGCACCGTCAACTTGATCAATCGAGGTACCGCCCTCGGTGTCACCAGTCAGCTCGCGAACACGCTTTCCTGAGGATACATAACCACCCTCAGTATCACGATCAAGATGCGTCGCACCACTGGCACAGGTGCAGTTGAACCACTGGTACTTCGATCCATCGCCTTGAATAACAGGCTTTGGTTCGTAGATAGGGACAACTGTCGTAGTGGTAGGCATCAGGCAGGTCTAGCAGGTCTAGCAGGTCTAGCAGGTCTAGCAGGTCTAGCAGGTCTAGCAGGCTGAGCTATTACGGCCTCGTCAAGGTTGGACGACCTCACCCTTGATCCGATACCGCAGAGAGAATCACTGCACGCTACCGATCTAAGGATGAGGTCGTAATGATGAGGTCGTTTCACCCCCTGACGGTAGACCGTGCGCAACCGGACTAGGAAGTCCTTACTCAGCCAGCTAGATTGATCTTCAGTCTCTGAATGGCCGTTGGAAGACTATTTGACGCGTG